GAGTACGAAATAGCCGCGATAATTTGGAGGAAAAAAGCGGCGGGCATCCAGACTTTCGGTGCAACTGAGGTCGAAATGCGGGGCAACGAGGGCGAACTTGTAACGGTTCGATTTAACCGCCCGGAGTATGTGTATGTATGGTTCCAAATTACCGTGACACTTAACCCGATGGAGGTTCTGCCCCCTAACTATGTTGACGCAATCAAGGAAATAGTCATCGGGGCTATGTCAGCCGCACAGCCGGGGCGGCCGATAATTCCGCAACGGCTTATTGACCATCTAATATTTTCCGGTGTTCCCGGTATTGCTAACATATACACCGAAACATTTTACTCCACAGACCCTAACGAGCAGCCGACCGGTTACGAGTCCGGGGTCGTACCTATCACGCCGCGACAAAAAGCGGTGACGGACGACACAAGAATAGAGGTGTTGCTAAGTGGATAAAATGCGGGACTATTTACAGCGGTTGCGGGATGACTTAGTGGAACAGTTCAAAGGCAAGCCAAATATTGAAGTATTCCAAAAAGCCATCGCCCGGCAGCTTGAGGACTTGTATGTTCTGTTTTACCAATTAAACACCTTGAGGCACTTGCAGAACGCCGAGGGAGTCCAGCTTGACGGCATCGGTGATATAGTCGCGCTGACAAGACAGGATGCCTTTGTGGTGTCACGGCTTGCAGACCACGAAGTCCCGATGGACGACCCGACATACCGCTTGTATCTGGCGTGGAAAATATTCCTCAACACGACAAATTGCACCTACGACGACGTGCATCGGGCCATTACTATGTTTTGGGATAAAACCCCGCTATTATACAGCGAGGAGGTTGACCTCCCGGCGACCATTATATTCTCAACTCCAGTACAAGACCCCAGCGAACCGCCTCACGACTTGTCGGTGCTTGCCTTAGTTCCGATAATCAAAGCGGCGGGGGTTGGTATTCTGTTACGGTCGCCGAGTGACGTGTTCCAATTCATTAACAAAAACCGCCTTGACTTCATAGACTTGCACTCGGTCTTTATTCTCGCAGCGAATACCGGGGAGCTTGCTTTCGGGGACTTTGCTGTGGCGGTTCGGGTGTTAAACCAACAGACTATAAACTACGGGGCTGTGTTTGACGGTTCCCATCGGTTCGATGGGTCTATTCCTTTCAGCAGTATGCAAATAACCACGCTCAAAGGGACGGAATTTGAACGGCTCGACGTGGGCGGCTTTGAGTTCCGTAACAATAATATTGTTACCATGGGGCAAGGTTTTAAGTATGAAATACCTAACAACTTCCCCGCGTTGCAATTAGCGACCTTATGGGCGTATCAATTCAAGCAGCAAAACAGTAACCGCGTGGAATTAGCGGTCGGGTTCGCCTTTATTCTTGAAAACTTTGGACGGTATACATGGGGTGCAAAGTTCGATGGCGAGTACGACTTTGACGGTTCGACACAGTTCAACGGCTACGATGCCGAAATATTCAAAGGCACGGAAATAAAAAATGTAAGTTTTGGATTTTCCATCAACAGTTCGGCAGGGTTCCGCATGACCGGGACTCTAACCCGTGACGTGTATACACCGTTCAACGGGTCAATAGCTTTCAATAGCTCACAGGGCTTTGGAAAAATAAAAATAACGGAGGATTTGTAGAATGTCTAACAGCATTATAACCCTGTACCGCAGACAGGCTCTGTGTCAGTACACGGCGGGTGCAATTTCAAGTATTGCACCAATTAACCGCATCAAGTTCGGGAGCGGAGGGGCAGACCCCGGCACGGGGCAAGCCATCCCGCCCAGTCCGACACAGCCGGACTTGACAACACCGATAACCAACGGCGGCCCGAACGATGACGGGTATTTCCCGATTGACTCCGGGTTCCCCACTTTCCCGCTGACACCGCCGACCACGGCAAGGTATCAAGTCACCATCCCGGCTGCACAACTCGGCGGGCAAACAATTAACGAGGCGGCTTTGGTTGACAGTTCGGGGAACGTCCACGCTATACAAACCATGTCAAGCAAAATCAAGGATGCGGGCGTGACTTTCACGTTCACCTTTGACGATGTATTTTAATGAAGGGAGGGGCTAATTATGGGAGGCACAGGGCCTATTTACGAAATACCTAACCCGCCTATTTATGACAATCAAATAAATAGTATTGCGGACACAGACCCGGTATGGGGGACGGGGGTTGTAAACCCGTTAATTTTACAAATTCTTACCAACATTGAGGCACTCCGGCAGGGCGGGAGCGTCGTTTCAAAGTCAACCGTAACATCGGCGGGTTGGCAACCGGGAACACCGGACACGGACGGCTCGTATTGGTACGAGTACACCATAAGCGATGCGAATGTCAGCGCGACCGATGTTATTATCATGCTCCCCGCCGACGGGGACTCGGCTGTACAAGTCGCGGAATACTTGCGCGGGTTTATAGCCACAGCAAACGGGGCAATCACGCTATATGCGCGGAGTACACCTCCCGCCGATTTTAGCGTATATTACACTATTAACAAGGGGGTATCTTAACTATGCCGGGACACATTATGGGTGCAGACCCGAACAATGCCGTGATAAAACGCGGCAGAAAATTAGGGGCGAGGTGGTTTAAGAACCAGTCGCCGACAGTCCTCGAACGCATACACGACGCGGTGGGGTTGAATTTCACGCCCGCCATCGGAGGTGTGGGGGGAAGTTCGGACTTTGACAGTCAACCCATTTACAAGGACATAAGGCTTTGTAATATGCAAAACGGGGCTGTCACAGCATATCAAGGCGATGCAGGCTTTACAAGGACGCCGGGGGCGGGCATTGACGTAATGGTAGAAATACCGTTATTTTATTACCGCATTGACGAAAGCTCGGACGTTAGGGACTTCATAATCAGCGACCAACCGTTCGACGGGGCTTTAATTTCCCCGCGACACGCTCCGCACGACGGGTTCCCGGCAGGGCATCCGTTTATCTATGTAAGTGCTTACACGGTTAATAGTGCGTATCAATCAATGTCCGGCAACTTGTCGCAGGTCAGTATGACAAGGGACACAGCACGTCAAGCCTGTTCCGCGCGCGGTGCGAATTACTGGCAGTATGATTTTGCTACCTATATGACTCTGTTAATGCTGTACATTGTCGAGGTTGCGGATTGGAACTCACAAGCGGCGGTCGGTCAAGGAAACACCACGACCTCCGCACAAATAGCAACCGGGGACTCGGACAACATAACCTTCCACTCTGGCAGCAATGATGCGGCGGGGGCAGCAGTCCGGGCGGTGAAATACCGCAACATTGAAAATATGTGGGGGAATATCCGTCAATTTGTGGACGGTATTAACTTTGTAGCAACACAGGGCTATGTCAGCATAGAACCGGTGGGCTATGACGATGCAACCATTACCGGGAATTATAAACAGGTCGGCTATACTATTGCAGGGACAAACGGCTTTATAACCGCCCTCGGTTACGACCCGGCGATGCCGTTTGTGCAAATGCCCTCAGCCGTGGGCGGTGCAGACGGGACGTTCATACCCGACCAAAGCTACCAAAGCACGGGGCAACGTGTCCTTTTTGTCGGTGGGACTTGGAGTAGTGCCGCGAGCGCTGGGGTCTTGTGTTTTAACGCGAGTAGCTCTCCGGCGGGCGCGGGCACGTACATCGGCGCGCGCCTCCTTGTTTTACCCTGACGGCGGGGGTCTGGGGGCGGCCAGCCCCCAGTGTATACGGTGAAACCGTATACAAAACAAGGCGACTAAAAAAATAAAAATAATGGGACTGGCTGTGCTGTGCGTCGTCCTTAATGTCGGTGGGAATTGGAATAATGCCGCGAACGCTGGAGTCTTGTATTTCAACGCGAATAACACTCCGACGAACACGAACACGAACATCGGCGCGCGCCTATTTGTTTGTAGCAATAACAAAGCTAATTACTTGCACAGTCTTTTCCTCACCGCTCGGTGAAAATATGCTAACAGGGCGTGGTTTAGTAAGCCGCAAGGATTTGAAAGACCGCGAAAGCAAACAAGGAAGTAACCAATTTGAAAAGAATAGGACACCTTTACGAAACTATGTGCGACCCGGCAACAATCCGGGAGGCTATTTTACAATCGTCAAAAGGTAAGAGGCATCGGTATGACGTTAAAAAGACCCTCGCAGACATTGACGGTCATATCGAAATAGTCAAGCGGATGCTTGAAACACAGGACTACACACCATCGCCGTATTACATCAAAGAACGCTACGACTCCCACAGCAAAAAGACCCGCATAATTCAACGCCCTAAGTATTTCCCCGACCAAGTTATTCATTGGGTTATAGTGCTGACTTGCCGGGACGTTTTTATGCGCGGTATGTATTACTGGAATTGCGGGAGCGTCCCGAACCGTGGAAATATTCACGGTCATAAGGCAGTGCGTCGGTGGTTAAACAAAGACCGCAAAAACACCAAATACGCGCTGCAACTTGACATCAAAAAGTTTTACGACAATATACCGCACGACAAGCTCATGGACGTAATGCGGAGTAAAATCAAGGACGAGCGGGCGTTGTGGCTTATTGAAAAAGTGGTGCGAACTGTGGAGGTCGGTGTTCCTATTGGAAATTACACCTCGCAATGGTTCGCCAACCTTTACCTTGAAAAGTTAGACCACTATATCAAAGAGCGGCTCGGTGTGAAATATTACATCCGTTATATTGACGACCTTGTGCTGTTCGGACGTAATAAAAAGGAACTGCACAAAGCACGGGCGAAACTGTTTGAATATATCAGACGGGAGCTCGGCTTAGAAATCAAGGTGAACTGGCAACTGTTCCCCATAAAGTCGCGCGGTCTGGACTTCTTAGGTTATGTATTTTTCCACACCCACACAACGATGCGAGGGCGTAACTTCATAGCCTTTGCGCGACAATGCCGGAGGGTCAAGAAAAGGATTGACGCCGGCCGCAGTATTCCGTACAAAATGGCGGCGGGGCTACTAAGCCGCGCCGGGCAGTTAAAGCATTGTAATTCTTACCGCATACGCCACAAGTATTACACACCTATCAAAGAAAAACACTTAAAGGAGGTTGTTAGATTTGAAAGCAAGAGGCGACTACAAGCCGAAAAATTACGAATACGAGCGACTGCATAACGGCATCGCTGTTATTCGATTTTTCGAGAACGTGAAAAAGTTTCACGAAAAGGGCGAGAACGGGCAGCCGGACAGCACCGGCTACGAATACGACCGCTACACAATCACCCGAAAGCACTCCGCGCACTTACAGGAAAGCGTGGGGAACTATACGCAACTGTGGCTCGATTTTGTCAAAGCCGAGGAGGAAAAGACCCTCGCAGACGAAATTAGGACACAGCGGGACACCCTGCTTGACAAAACCGACCGGACACAAATTCCCGATGTACCTATGACCGAGAACAGCCGGGCAGCGTTCCGGGTATACCGTCAAGCGTTGCGGGATATTCCCGAACAGCCGGGCTTTCCGTTCGATGTCGAATGGCCGACCGAACCCGAAAGCGAAAAAGCAACCAAATAAAAGAAAGCGAGGATGTTACTATGAGTAATATTTTGAAACCGGACAGAACCCGCACAATAAGAATAGGCGGCGAAACGCTGACTATTAACGAAAAAATCATCCCGGACGGCGTAGTCGCCACAAAGCGAATAGCCTCACACGTCCCCATCGGCGGTTTAATCAAACCTAACCGAAAGCTGGGACGTAACAACACCGGGACGCCGGAAGGTATCACCGTCCACAACACCAACGTAATAACTACCCCGGCGACTACCAACCCCGCCGAGCAGTACACGCGGGCAACGCACCCCAACGGCAACATGAGCGGCGTTGTGGTGCATTTTTATGTGTTCAAGCGGGAAATTTGGCAAAACTTGAAACTTGACGAGCAGGGCTGGCACGCCGCCGATGGCACTTCCCGCAAAAGCAGTCAGCGGTCGGGGCGTACAATCGGAGGCAACCTTGACACCATAGCCATCGAGGTCATCGGCAACGACCCCGAAACTGTAAGAACCACGGAGGCTCTTGTGGCGTGGCTGTGTAATGAATACAACCTCGACCCGAAATTAGATGTATACACGCACAAATATTTCTTTTCGAGTAAAAACTGCCCCGTGTGGTTAATTCCTGTGTGGGGTGCGTTTATCAGTCGTATTAGCAACATTTTGACCGGGGCGACACAACAGACCCCGCAACCGACGCAGCCGACGACTCCGACACCTACACCTCAGCCGACGCAACCCACAACACCCGCGACAC